ATGATAGCTATCGAAAAGCTTCATCTCAACAAGTTGAAGCAAGAAATCGTAAGGTCGGAAATTGATTCTGTAAAGAATACCATCCAACAACTCCTAGCCGTCAAACGAGCTATGGAGACTCACCACACAGACCTTATTATTAAGATGATGGCCCTTACCAGTGAGGAAGTCGAACTCAAGACTCAAATCCACCAATCAAGTAAAATCAACTAATCAATTTATGATAACACGTAACCGTGCCCGAATTGTGGCTGTCCTTGGCACAGCAGCATTGAAGGATTTTCATTCACAAGAAGAACGCGAGCTCGCACACCAACTCCTGGAGAAAATGGAGAAAAACAACGAGAGCGACAAGGCCGCGAAAGCACCGAAAACAAAGAGAAAAGTCAAGGCTACCGTCGCGCCTGAGCCTGCCTACGAAGAAGAGTCTTTATGACCAAACGCGAAGCGGAGTTGAAAAAACAAATGCACCGCAAGATTGTAGATACTTGTGAGGAAGTAGTACCCATCGCTAAGATGGTGTACTACACCCCCACATACCAGAAGCAGAAACATACTCGGCTCCCTCTGAAGAAGTTAATTTCAAAAGAGAGGGTACTAGAGATTCAACGGGCAATCGCTACTGGCGATGGGTCCGATGCAGTACAAAAGCTAAGGGAATTGAATGACAGTTTGGAGTCATTTGAATCCAGGCTTACCAAACGTAAAAGATGACTCATGGTACAGTTTATCGATGGTTTGACTCTCTCGGTAACGAGAATGTAAGACACATTGATGAATCTGACTTTGAGGTCCACCAGGAATTAATAGACAATATCATTTCGCATCGAGACCTACACCTAATGACCAACGAAGATCTACGATTACGGGTCACCGTACACGAACGGTACTGGGTCTCTTACAATATGCTTCAAGACAATGATTTTTTCCGCGTTTGGAGGCTTCATAAAAACTAAACAATGGACATTTTTAATACAGAGCAGTTTCGAACTGCAGTCATCATTGTCTCCCAACGGCAACACGATTGGACTCCGCGTGAATTTATGTCGGTTTTACACGTGCACATTTTGCGCTCGATGAAGAGGGGAGAGGTTCAGGACAATGTATTCGTCTTATACTTTACCTTACTCCATCGCCTTACAGGCTCGCGGAGTGTTACCCGAACTACGATTCTTAATACACTAAATAAAATAAACTGGATATGAAAACAACAATGTTACTCTTACTGGTAATGTTACCGGTATTGACGGCAATGAACGGAGACATTTCAGTTGAGCGTGTAGAGATGGATATTGAGCAGAGGATGAAAACACAGCTCTTCTTTAATGCAATACCTGAGCCTATGCAAGGACTTATCATTGCGCAGGCTAAGCTCGAAAGCGGAAGCTTTACCAACAGACTCTCCAGGGAAGGAAACAACATATTTTCTATGCGTCATCCCACGAAGAGACCTACACTTTCCCTTGGGCCGTTACTTCGTGCAGAGGGACGATGCTGCTACGCGGCATTTGAATCAATCGAGACTGCAGTAGACGATTACATTCTGTACATGGAGCACTTCAATGTTCCTGATACCTTCACCACCACACAAGAGTATGCGACCTATCTGAAACGAAAAGGATACTACGAGTGCTCGGTGGAGGATTACACGAGATTGCTGAATAGTTTACTTTAATTTTTTAACCAATTAACTTTATGGGACAAGTTGACAAAAACAATGAGAAGGTAACAACACCCACTCATGACAAAAGTAACTGCTGGTTTGACGGGGAGAAATACATCCCCCTGAACGAAATGACCGAGACACACCTGCGCCGTGCTAAGAAATATGCACAACGTATGGAGGAATACCACCATTTCAAATCCGGAGAATTTTGCGACAAGGTAGACATGTTGGAAGCTGAAGCCGAGCGTCGCGGCATTAAGCTCAACGATTACCGCTCCAAATACCACAAGAACAACAAGAGGTTCAGGAACTATATTGAAAACATGCCAGAGAAGTAATTCTATGACAAGTGTTCGATTACACCGATACGCGATGTCATGTTATCATGGCTCGCGTATCGTTCTTGGTGTATCCCAAGAAGGATATATTGCAGGGATACGACTGAATGGCGACGGAGTTATAGAAGTATTTTATGTAAGCTCTCCGATGCCGTACGTTAAACAGATTACTATTACTCTTTATGAGGAAAATGCAGAAATATCTGGTTACGATTTTAATGACGGTATCAATCTCGGGGTATTCGTATACGGTCAGACTGCATACATCGCATTAGCAAAATTTATTTAAACCGATGGATTACCAGATTTTGAATTTCACAATACCGTTAACCCACGATGGTGTGTCTTATCTTCGGATTTATGAAAATGGATATATTACAGATGCTGTTCTCTACTCAGGTGGATACGGTTCTCTATATTGTAATATTTATTTTCTGAGCGGTTCCCATGATAGCGTGTCTTACAAAGACATTACATTAAGGGTATTTAAAATGGGAGAACCAATCCTCTCCACTCAGATTGAGAATGCAATCCCTATTAAAACCATACATTTCGAAACACAAACATTTTTAATAGTAGCACAGTATACATGAAAAAAACATGGATTTACGATATCGAGACGCTTATCAATTGCTTCGTTGTTGTATTTAAGCAGGTCGGTGGGAAGGAGAGACGTATCTTCATCATTCACCACTTGCAAGACGACCGGGCAGCGCTGTACAAATTTATGCGTGACGAGGTGGAAGAGCTTATTGGTTATAATTGTCTGAACTTCGACAGTAAGGTCATGCAGTTTATATTGAATTTATACGAGAGTTTGAACGAGTGGGATGCGCGAACCATTTATGAATTCGCACAAGAAATAATTCATGAGAAAAACCTAGAACCCGGACTCAGAATCCCACATCGCGATTTATTTAAACTCCATCACTTTGATAACCCGGCCCGGGCAACCTCACTCAAGTGGCTGCAATGCCATCTGGGCATGGAGAACATCCAGGATATGCCCATTGAACATGATACAGTGATTACCACCTGGGAAGAGATTGAAACCATAATTACCTATTGTGACAACGACGTAGATACAACCGAAAAACTTCTTTTTTATCCCAAGACGCAAGAGCTTATCGAAGTCCGTAATGAGATGGAGAAGGAGTACGGCATACCCTGCAGGAACCTTTCCAATTCCTCCATGGGAGAGCGCATCCTCCTGGATTTTATTCCGGGAGCAGCATATAGTTCCCCTTTGAGACCGGAGCCTTTTAAACTCACAAGAGTTATTTTACCCTACATCCGCTTTCGCAGCCCTGAATTTACTACGGTGCTTGAGCGAATGAAAGGCATTATTGTCAACCCCAATGACGAGGAAAGAGAGCCTTTCAGCTTTTCCGTTGATTTTAAAGGAATGAAATACAGCTTTGGATTAGGAGGNCTCCACGGGGCAAGGCCGAAAAGTTATTGGGAAAACGTATGGACCATGGACGTAGAGTCCTATTACCCCAGACTGGCTGTAGAGAATAAATTCTATCCCAGACATCTGGGTCCAAGGTTTACAGTGGGATATGACAAACTCTTTCAGAGCAGAAAGGCAATTCCCAAGGGGACCAATAAGAACAAAGCCCTCAAGGAAGCGCTAAACGCTTCATTTGGAAAGAGCAATTCAAAGTACAGTAAACTCTACGACCCGGTGATGACCTTTGCCATTACCGTTAATGGGCAGCTTTTGCTGGCAATGTTGTGTGAGGCGATAGAAAGACTGGGTGCCGGTAAGGTAGTGATGGCCAATACCGATGGTATCGAGGTGATTCCCTATAAGGAAGAGCTCTTGCAGAAGATAATGAATGAATGGCAAAAGATGACGGGACTCAATCTGGAGTCGGGAATATATTCCCACATGTTGGTTCGTGACGTAAATAACTATATCGCCAAAACACAGGCGGGTAAGCTCAAATTAAAAGGAGCATACGAAGTTGAAAAAGAACTTCATAAGGACCCCAGTGCACGTATTGTCCCCACCGTTATTCAAGATTGGTTCAGGGATGGTTGCAAGACGTCTCTCATTAAGTATTACGACCGTTACATAACCAAACCTGAATTATTCTTCATGTTTGCCCGTGCAAAGACCGGGAAGTTTAATGCTGTAAGCAAAGACGGCACCCTTTTCGAAGATTTACCAAAAACCATACGTTACATCATTACAGAGACAGGCTATGTCCTCAGAAAGCAAACAGACAAGAAGTCGGAGAAGGTGCACTCAAAAGAGTACATTAGTTTATTCAACAACCTTGCCACACTCGGCATGGACGACATCCCTATTAACCACCTCTGGTACTTCAGAGAAATCAAAGCGCTTACCGAGTTCGCAGTAGCAAAACCAACTTTATTTTAACAACATGAAAAATGCAGATAAATCAGCATATCCGGCCCCTCAACATCTTCACACCTTCGAAACAGTAGGTTTAACTAAACGTGAAATATTTGCTATGACTGCAATGCAGGGGATACTTGCAAATCGTGAATCAAACATTGATTACGAAACGGCATCCATCCACGCTGTCAAATTTGCCGATGAACTTCTTAGACAACTTGAGTAAAATGACTAAAGAAGAATCACTAGAGAAACTGCTTGAAAAGTTCAAGCAGGACCCTCAGTACGATCTCAAACAGGAATTCGGTAAGCTTCTCATGAGGCATATCGATAGTTTCACTCCCGCAGAGCGCGAGCGCTACGAAGAGCTTCAGAAAATACTCATGACTAAACCCGCTTAACAATGCCACCTGTTGCCAAACTAATTCTCGTCCAGATTGTAATCTTTGTTGTATACATCGCTTACATCTGGATTAGATACCGCGTACAGGAGTCCATTTCGGATTCCTGGTACGCCCTGAAAAAACACGCAAAGTTATTTACCTTCTTTCTCTGGGCCATCGCAATACCGATGTGTATTATCGGTGGCTTAACAGAGAATATTTGGTACTTTCTGTCAGGTGGATTTTTGTGTTTCACTGCGGTCGCTGCCGATTACAAAGGTTGGAAGACAACTGAGGTCGTTCACGTAACAGGTGCTATTGGCGGGATTGCTTTGGCTCTCTATGGGTTATTCTCATCGAATGCCATTTGGTTTCCTATAGCGGGGACTCTTGTATTTGCACTCATCGCTGAGATTCGTAAAATCTCTAATAAGACCTGGTGGGTAGAAATCGCAGCGTTCATCTTTATTGAAGTGGGTTTAATTTATCAAACTTTAACATTTCCACTATGAAAGTAAAAAGCAAGAAACACAATAATGTGTACTACGAATACTTCTGGGTACGCGGGTACACTCTGAAGTTCTGGATTGGACCCCAGGGATTTACGCTAGAGCGCAAACCAGAAAATAAAACAATGCTCGACTGGTATATCTCCATGCTTGACAATGCATTTGAAACCTTGGTCAGACACGGATCAAAAACAATTGTCTCTGACGCAGCCGCGTCCCGGCTCGTGCAGAAGATAGACTGGCTTGAAGAGGCAGAGCTTGCCTGGTTTGAGCATGCTGTAGAGCAGGAGGCCCGGATTCAGAAGCTCGAACAAGAGTTAGCGCTCTTGATACTTAAACCGGAGAAGCCTAAGAAATCGTGGTGGGAACCTATTTAACATAATAAAATTTATATAAACGATGAAGGATAACATTACCGCACTGGCCGAAAAGATTCTTCTGGCCAGAGCACACAAGGCAGACGAATCTACTACTGAGTACCACGCCAGCATCGCCTGGCAACTCGCACGCGAGTTTTACGCCCAGCGTGAAGAAGAGCTTGCAAAGGTACCTGAGAAAGCCGAAGCGTTTTGAAAACACAATTAATATACTCTCCACCCACCGTCTTTGTGATGGTGGGTGAAGAGAAACACTATATCGGGGAAATTCACCACGAAACCCTGGTTGTCAAACGCGACCGCAAGAAACACCTTATGAAAAGGTGGAATGCTTACGGGTTTAACGCCGAACTCGTTGACAGCGGTGAAATAGAAGTTATCGTTGTTGAGGAGCCAGGAGGTCAACTACTCATCACTGCGGAGAATGTAAAAACATTTGGTCGCATCCACCAGGAGGAAGGATGGGACAAGCAATATTTTGTATCACTAGACCAATTCACAAAGGTATAATGGAAGAACCTACATCCCGATTTATTACCTTACTCTCTTTTCTCTTAATCCTCATTATCTTAGGATATTTTATACCTACAGATAAACACGGATTATGGCCAAGAACCGTAGGGCATTTTATGATTATGGTCATGGCCTTATTAACTGCCGTCGGATTTATCTTACATCTATTATCATGACCAGAGACGAACGCCAGAAGACCAGCGTGAAGAAATTCATCGCCACCGGGGGACGTGGCTGTTTAGTGGCCGTGACCGCGTTCGGTAAAACCCGGATAGCTCTCCACCTGATTCGCCACACCCGAAGAAGCGTCCCCACCAGGAAAGCCATTGTCATTGTCCCGACGGAAAACCTGAAAGAGCAATGGGAGGAGGAGCTTCGCAAGGAGAAACTGGACGCTCATTCGGAGGTAATCATTATTAATACCGCCATCAAGCGCAAGCTGGAGTGTGACCTGCTCATTATCGATGAGATTCACCGCACCGGTGCAGAGACCTTCTCCAGGATTTTCGATACAGTAAAGTACAGATTCATCCTTGGCCTTACAGGCACACTGAAACGCCTGGATAAGAAGCACAAGGTCATTGAGGAGAAGTGCCCTGTATTTGACGTAATAAGCCTTAAGGAGGCACGGGCTAATGGATGGGTCTCCGATTTCCTGGAGGTCAACCTGGGGCTGCATTTACCCCCTGCCGACCTGATTTGGTATAAGGAGATTGAGGAGAAGTACAACAAGGCCATGGACCTGTTTGACTGGGATTTTGGAGTCATGTTTAAATGCGGCTCCTCTATTAAGCCCCTCCCTCCCAAGAAGACCCGGGAGGGGACGCTCTATATTGACCCTCCCGCAGTAGCGGTTGCAAGGTCCAAAGGGTGGAAAGGAAATAGTGCCTATACGGCCTGGCAGAAATATATGGATGGTGAGCGTGAGGCGGAATGGTGGGGTCATGATTTTGTGCACGCCTACCACCCAAAGAAAATAGCCATTATCGCAGTCAACGGAATCAGGTCAATAAGCGCGATTCGCAAGTTTGTCAGCAACCATCCATCAAAAGTGACAGCCGCACTGGAAATATTAGGGAAGTTTGAAAGAAAAACTATTACATTTGCTGAGAGCACAGCAATCGCCGATGAACTAACCAAAAAGCTGAATGAGATTCCTCCTTTTCCCTTAGCGAAAAGTTATCATTCAGCACTATCACCCATCATCGTAGCAGGGAAAAAACTTAGCAAAAAAGCCACAGGTCATCACGTTCTCGAAAGTTTCCGGATAAATGACTGCACCATACTTAACACAGCCAAGAAGCTGGACGAGGGTGCAGATTTCCCATCGGTAACACAAGGAGTTCGCCTGGCAGGCACAAGCTCTCCAACACAACAAACTCAACGTAGGGGTAGGATTATCAGAGCAGTGGAAGGAAAATTCGCACTGATGTGGAATATCTATCTGATAGATACCATGGAAGTGCGATGGCTTAAACGCTCTCAAAACTATTCCAGTGATATTTTGTGGACGGAGAACATTGACGAAGTACTTGAAATCCTTCACGAAGCAGATGAATGAGAAGCAGATTTTAGAGTTTTGTTTAACTCATGGTATTACAGTGAAGCAGTTCTTCATTGTGTACACAACATCACGCCGGTGGAAGGGATACGCGCAGGAGGCATTGCAGTTCTTTAAATCAGAACCTTGGACAGAAGATGAAGTTAGGGATTTATTGGAAAAGAAAATTCTTATCTCTTCGGATGGTAGTTGTTACTATCTGTCTCTAAAGGTTAATTCCGAATTCTCTCAGTCCGGTCTTCAGGACCAGGAAATGGGGGAAGAGCTATGGCAGGCCTATCCTGCAACATTCCCTTTAACAGGTGGTGGAAATTTTAATGCCCGGACCACAAAAGGTTTGGGTAAGGAAGTAATTATCAGCGAATACTTAAAACGCATTGGCAACAAGCCGGAGAAACACCTCCAGGTAATGAAGGTACTTCCCCGGTATATAAAAATGGTTCAGGCCGGGAAGATAAATGGTCACTCTATCACCGATTTTATTAAGGATGAAATGTGGGATACCATCACTGAGCCTATGGAGACAGAGTTCAAGCCTAAATTTGGAACTGATATATGAGCTTCCGCGCACGCGCTCTCAAAAGGGTACATGATAACCGCGACAAGAAGCTCGCCGGTGGATATAATAGTATTCCTTTTGGTTATAAGCGTCTCCAACAATTTATTCCGGGAGTTCAGAAGTCCAACATCGTACTGATGACCGCCAACAGCGGAGTGGGAAAAAGTAAACTGTGCAAGAACATGTACGTGTTCCGGCCCTTCGACTTTGTTCACCGTAATCCGCATTTAAATATCAAACTCAGTACATTGTACTTTTGCCTGGAGGAGCCGGGAGAAGCATTCGTTCACAGCTTGTGGTGTTATAAGCTGCGGGAGCTACACAAGCTGCGTATCTCTATTAAAGAGCTCCGTTCGCAGTTAAACCCAGATGACCCGACTGCAGTGGTGAGCACGGACATCCTGGGGAAAATAGATGACCTGCAGGATTACACCGATGAATTCGAGAAGTCCGTCATGCTCATCGATGATGTCCGGCACCCTTACGGTATTTACCGCAGGTGTGTGGACTTCCTGGAGAGCGTGGGGGACTACGATATGGAACCGGTAAAGTTCTGGAACAAGGCAACCGGTAAGATGGAGACTAAAATCGTCAAGGGTCCTTACTTCACCACTCACCCTGACCACTATGTTCAAATCATTATTGACCACGTCTCGCTGATAGAACCGGAGAAGGGTCAGGATTTATTCGAGGCTATTCGCACACTGTCTAACCGATATCTTGTATCATTGAGAAATCGCTATCACTGTTCAATCGTGGTAGTGCAGCAACAAGCAAGCGATAAGGAGAAACAACAATACACATATAAGGGAGCGTCAATCGAGTCCAAGCTTGAGCCCTCTCTTGACGGTCTGGGAGACTGTAAATTAACGCAGAGAGATGCCGATGAAATCTTTGGCATTTTCGCACCCGACCGTTACGAGATTAAAGAGCACAGGGGATACGACATCACACAACTTCAGGACAACTACAGGAGCTATCTGTTCCTAAAGACCCGCGATGGAGAAGCAAACAAGAGATTGGCATTTTTCTTTGATGGCGCCACAAACTTTTTGGCGGAACTACCTCCAGCGGACAAGATGGATTCCGATGCATATGCGAAGGCCCTGCGATTAGCAGGACGTTAAATCGATTTAATTAAGAGGGCAATTTCAACACATGAACAAGATTTTATATTTAGCACCTAGCGGTACTGGAAAATCAACTTCCCTCAGAAACCTCAATCCCTCGGCAACTGCCATTGTCAACATTGACAAAAAAGCATTGCCCTTAAGAGGTTGGAGAAGTCTGTATAAGACTGAGCGAGATTCTACCGGAAAAGTAGATTGGGGATTAACCAACTACATTGAAGTAGAGGACCCACATACGGTACTAAAAGTACTACATGCATGGGAGGCCCAGGAGTGGGTCAAGACCATTGTTATCGACACCATTACCCATATGGTCACTTACGACTACATGAACAATGCAATTGGAAAGGACTTCAAAGCCTATCAGGCTATGGGTAAGAACTTTTACAATATCATTGAGTTTGTCCGCGATTCCAAGAAGGATATTGTCGTAATGGGTCACATCGACCGGAAGATTAACGAGATGGGTGACGTTATCTGGGATATCAAAGTCCAGGGCAACATGATAAAAGATTTGGTGCCTGCCTCCTATTTCACAACAGTAGTTGTTGGAGAAATCCTTCGCGAGAAGGGCAAAAGCCCTCGTTACGTGGTGCGTACGCAAGGAGAGGGTAATGACCCTGCAAAATCACCTGCCGCATTCGGTCCAAGCGAAGAAGTAGAAACGGCACTTCAACTTTACGAACCCAACGACGTGAAGCTTATTATGGATAAGTTGGACGCATTCGAAACCATCTAATGTTAGAACTACAATCGTCGCAAGAGCATTAGAATTTTTAATAAACAAGTTTAATTTTTCAACACATGTCAAAAATTAATTTCAAAGGAGTAGAAGAAGCACGCGAGTCACAGATGACTGAACCGGGAACCATCGACGTGTTTACCATCAAAGAGGTGAAATTTGATTCCACCAAAAACAAAGGGACCTATTACATGGGCGTAACTTTTCAGCGTCCTACTGACTCTTTCAACCACTCTTTCTTTTTGAGCGAGAAAGCACTACCCCGGGTGAAGTCCCTGGTGAAGCACGCCGCCAATAAGGAGTTGGAGGATGAGCTGAGTGAAGAGCAACTCATCAAGATGCTTGAAGGTAGGGAGCTGGCTTTAAAGGTTATTCCTAAGTTCGACGAAGAGAACGGAAGGGTATACCCCGACCTGGCATTTGGAGGTTTCTGTAAAGATGCTGAAGACCTCAGCAAACTCGTCTTTAACGAGCGCGAGAAAGCCGACATCGAACGTGCACGCACAATCCGCAGGAAAGCAAACCCTGCAGATGCAGATGCGCCTACAACAAAGACTGCAGCACCCGTTGCAGCTAGCGTTGACGAGGACATCTTTTAATTCATTTTAAAGAAAGACATGCCAATTTCATTTACACCGGACTTGTCGGTTAGCTTTATCCTTGAGAGGGNGAGTGAAGAGGAAATCTTCGAACGCTATGGCAACGGCTTGAAGGTGCAAACAGGTATGTTCTGTTCTACACTGCGTAGTGACCGGCGCCCAACGTGCCGGTTCTACCGCAGTAGTAGGGGTAAATTATTACTTCACGATTTCAGCGGGAATTTTCACGGAGATTGTATTGACCTGGTTCGCAGAGTAAAAGGACTGGATTATCACGAGGCGCTTAGAGATATAGCCAAAACGTTTGGCATCATTTCTGGAACACCCAGACACCCTGTTATTTCAGGCATCACCATCGGACCTAAAGTTTTATGTGACCTTCGGATTAAGTCTCTGCCCTGGGATGCACAGCATATGGATTATTGGGACGAGTACGGGATTACCTCGGAAACTCTCGAGAAGTTCGACGTTGTCCCTGTAGAGCGTGTGTGGCTAAATAGTTTCCTTTATTACAATCGTGACTTTACCAGGAAAACCGAAGTGGTGTTCGCATACCGGTTCGGGTCACTGGATTACAAAGTTTATTTTCCTATGCGTAAGGAGCGGAGGTTTTTACACAATAACCCTGATATACTTCAGGGATATACCGAGCTTCCTCTTTATGGAGATGTAGTTGTTATTACCAAAGCCATGAAGGATGTGATGTGTTTGTATGAATTCGGTATCCCCGCAATTGCCCCTATGTCAGAGACCTCTGTTGTAACCGACAGCGTACTGGCGGACCTGCAGTCACGTTTTAAAAAAGTGGTATCTCTCTACGACCGGGACCGTGTAGGTTACATCGCTTCACTGAGTTACCGCAAACGTGGAATCAAACCATTAATGATGCCCCGCAAACCCGGAGATATTTCCATGATGTCCAAAGGAGTTACTAAAGACTTCTCGGACTTGTGCAAACTCGACTACGGGAAGGCAAAAGAACTAGCAAACAAGTTTAAACTAATCTATTGGAAATGAAACGTACCATACGGGCCAACCTAGCTTTCTTCTTAGGGAGGAAAGATGAGATGACCATGATAGAATGGCTAACCCTGGCCGCGCTAATGACCAACGAAAGAGCTGAGAACATAGTGAAAAACATTCCGGGAAAATTTCAAATGTTGACTGGTAATGATATTTCCAGGTACAGTGAAATGGAAATTCTCGAGATGATAATCACAGACTCAGTTCTAACCCTAGACACGCGGCTTGGACCTCTTCAGTACTACGCCCGAAAGCGTTTACTGGAATTACACACTAACCCAACTGCCCATGATTCAGATTCAAATACCGGACTACCTTCGGGAGCTCCAGGTGTCCAAGACCAGGAGACCTAAATACTATAAGAACCCAGCGAAGGTGCCCAGGCAGTACGCCGACGCCACACGGTATGTGTTTAAAGATGGTAGGTTGTACGATAAGCAACTCAAACTTTATCCCTGTGCCAATATTAATCTTCTGGAGAAACCACGCTACGTCCGTATTAACGGAAATGATATCATGCGGATGCACTCCCGTGTCTGGGGAAAGATTGTCAAGGCCCTACACGAAATGTTCACCAATGCCATACAGGCACAAGTAAATAAGGAGGAGGCTCTTAAGATTGCTTTTCCTTGGAAAGTAAGCCTGGAATTTCGTACCCAGCACGGATATGCCGATTGGGATATTGACAATCCCTGGATTTACGAGAAGTGTTTTAACGACGCGCTTAAAAAAGTAATGGGGTTCGATGACAGTATTCTTAAAATCACCAATGGTGGAGAGAAGAAATTCAGACCTGTCAGAAGTTTTGAGACCCGCTCAATTGTGGCCACCATTGACACAGACACAGGGTTTCGATGGCCGGACGCTGACCGGATTATTCATGTGGACGAAGGTATCGAAGAGCCTGGGAAGTTGGATTACGACTATGAAAACGGTCACGCCACTATTCATACCGGGAGAAAGAAGATTCTTTATGGAAAGGCTAAAGACGCCATTACTGCCCTTATGTTCCGGTGCCTCAATGACATGGTACCGGTTTGTGTGACTCGCGAGGTGCATACCAAGTATGAGTCATTCTTTAATGAGTTCAAAAACTATAACNTNAAAATTATAATTAAAGCATAGATGTCAATAACACGAGAGAACTATTACGACACGTATGGAGTGTCGAACTCCTCACTGAATTATGCTCTTCCTGAATGCGGTGGTTCTTACAAAAAGTTCCGTGCCTTCATGGCTGGAGAGATTGGTAAAGAAGAGACACCGGAGATGAAACTCGGAACTTTAATTCACAAGTTCCTGGAGAATCCATCAACTGTCTTTCAGGTAATCAAGAACATGCCCAGTGAGGCGATTTGCCGTATTATCAAGGATATTGCTCCCGACACCCGTCCTGAATTAAAGGACTACCCTAAGGAGATTGTTGTCAATGCNCGTCACTATGATTACCAGAGAGGCTGGGGTGATGAAGCAATCTGTAAAAAGATTGTTACCGAGGGCTCGGAGTATTTCAAAGCCCTCCACTCAGGGAACACCATCATTGACCAGGAGACCAGCGATTTGCTACAAAATATCAGTAACGAGATACGGAAGGATTATTCTCATTTGCTGGATGACAAGGCGTTTGAAGCTTTGGCAGGGGCAGACTGGAAAGTCATGAAAGAGGCTGCGTTTTCCTGGGTTGAGGATGANATTACCTTCAAAATGCTTATCGACCGATTGGAGATAAATGACAAGCGAAAGGAGATTGACTTCTACGACTTTAAAACCACATCCAAGCCCCTTTCACTTTACATGGGGTACAAGGGGTACAAAGTCGAAGGTTCAACTGCGGACTTACTTTCTATCGTAGAGGATTTCCATCATGGTACCATGCTTTATTATCATGTGCCCCGACAGATTCAGTTTTACAAGAGAGGACTGCAACAACTCTTCCCGGGGTATAAAGTGACAGGTCATGTAGTTGCCATAGAGGTAAATGCGCCTTACGAGATTGCAATATTCAATATCTCTGCAGTTCCGGCTTACGAAAAGTATGGAGACATGCTTATCGACCGTGCCCTAAAGAAGGTATCTGAATTCTTCGAAAAGGAGATTTCAATATGAGTATTAAACCTTTGCTCGGAGAGTCATGGAGTCAGCGCTTGCCGAAGGCAGAGGAATTACTCGTGCCTGTAAGGGAAAGGCTCAACGCAGAGCTGAAGGCGGGAATTAAAATTTATCCTGCTAAGAAAAACATCTTCAGGGTTTTCACCGAGATACCCTTCGAGAAAGTCAAAGTTGTCTGGATTGGACAGGATGTATATCATTTTCCGGAAGGAATGGCCACAGGTCGCGCTTTTGAGTGCGGTCGTTATCCATCACCCTCCTGGAGGAAGATTGCTGAAGTGTATAAAAAAGCTCTTGGTGAAAAAGCCAACGAGGATATCATTCAGGGAACTCTTGATACCTGGGTTGACCAGGGAGTATTCCTAATCAACAAAGCACTTACTGTCCGGGACAGACAACCCGGAGCACATTTACGAATCTGGGAGCCCTTCACACGATACGCTATCTCTACATTACTTACAGACCTGGAACCCCGGGCTTTTGTAATACTGGGAAGCGAAGCACAACGAATGGTACCCAAAGTCACTTCTCCGCACAAAGGTTTCTATTACGAACACCCTGCCGCAGCCACCTACCAACACAGGNGCTGGGAGGCGGAAGACCTATTTGAAAAAGTAAGCACTTTTCTTGAATTCCACGGAAAGAACCTTGAGTGGTGACTTCCAACCTGTAACACGAATTATTCACCAATTAACTATCGAAACAATGTCATACGACATCAAAAACCCTAAAATTTGGTTCTTTAAAACTGTAGCTGAACGCAACGAGGCCGGAGTGCCTAGGCTTCGGATTCTTCCTCACCAATACTGCCCTGTCGATGGAGACTTCGACAAAGTGGACGACAGCTTCAACGTTCAGTCTCAAAGCAAACCNCGTGAAGAAAACCCCATCGGAACCATCTTCGCAGCGAAAACCCTGGTAAAGAAAGTATCCAANGGAGGTACAGAATTCTACTCCACCGACGGACAGAGTCTCATTGTTGTGGATAAAGCCGGTACCGCGGAAGTAAAAGGCGCATACCGGGATTACATGGCGCAGTCTGGCGGAGGTTCCCTGGAAGAGGAGGAGGAGTTACCCGCCACTGCAGTAGCAGGTAAAAGTCTCATTGATGACCTTATCAAGAAGTTTCCTAAGCCGACCATCCACAAGAACAATTTCTACGTGGACGCCGACGTATGGGCCACCCTGCTTATCAACGTAGAGCGTGGATACAATACCATGCTGGTGGGAGACTCAGGTTGCGGTAAAACCGAGCTGGTACTGCTTTTGGGTGAAATCCAGAAGCGGAAAGTACACAAGTTCGATATGGCTGCTAAGCAAGACCCGATTGCCTCTTTGGTGGGCGTTCACCGTTTCGACGGCAAGTCCATCTTTGACCGCGCCGACTTTACTTACGCCATCGAGGAGGAGAATATCGTCCTGCTGGATGAGTTGCCCAGGGCACCTGTAAACACCAACAATATCCTGTTTCCGGTATTGGACTCCAGAAGGGAGCTCACAATGGACATCGCCCATACAGGCGCACGGGCTGTAAAGGTCAGTGAAAAATGTACCTTTATCGCCACTGCCAACGAGGGCTTTGAGTACACGGGTAACAACGTCCTGGACAGGGCTCTCAAGGAGCGATTCCAAATCATTCCTGTAGAGTACATGCCCAATACTCAGGAGGTTGAGCTCTTGGTCGGAAGGACCAAGGTGGATAAGCGTATGGCTGATGTTTGCGTGAAGACCGCACAAACCATCCGGACCATGGCCCGGAAAGACGAGCTCTCTTCAAGCGTCTCCATTCGTCATACCCTGTACGCAGCCGACTTGGCATCGTGCGGAATCCCGATTGCAAAAGCAATGGAGATATCATTCCTGCCTATGTTCCTGGGTTCAGAGGAGAAGACAAAAGTTAAAGGCATATTAGCCGCAAGATAAATGGCAAAAGATTGGATTAAACGAGACGAGAAAGATTTCGTATTCAGAAGCGAGGAGCGCTCAGGTTGGGAAAGGGGCCGGTCATCATTGACCGGCTACCTCCTTGACGAGGAAGATATCCCCAAGGGCAAAGAGTTTGAACTGAAGAAGGCCTACAAACTCTGTCAAGACCGGGCTGCAGTCTTAAGCGAAAAACCTGCGAGAATTATATTCTCGGAGAAAGAAGAGACGGGCAAAACAGATGGTAAACGGGTATTTGTCTCCACTAAGGTCATGGATGACCGGAAGGACTTCGTTGACAAGAGCGATATTCTTTTGGGCATCACCACCCACGAGATGGCCCACGTCATGCACAGTGAGTTCAAGGACCTCAAAAAGCTTGATAAATTCACTCACACGGTGTGGAANATTATCGAGGATGAACGNATTGAACACCTCATCGGNGATGAATTCCCCGGATACTCAGGNAATCTGGCCTCGGTGAAGAAATACTTCTTCGAGGAGAAGTATATGCTCGATGCTGAAAAGCGTAAAGAGCTAGAGGCAGCCCATAAAGCAGCCCTCACCCCGGAAGACCTTGAGAAGCTTGAGTTGTTTGACCTGTTCTTTAAATTTGTTCGCTACCCTAAAATGGTGGACAAGGAGATGGTCGCCAAGCATGAGGTAATGATTGAAGAGCTGAAAGAATCTCTCACCCCCTATCCAATGACCCCTACGGAGGTAACAAAAGCTGCCAAAAATGTAGCCAAAGTCCTGCGCAAGTCAATGGATGACGAAACCCCTATGGAAGAAGAGGAAGGAGGAGGTACCGAGNCGATGCCAGGAGGCGGTGGGATGTCCAGAGAGGGAATTGAAGGGCTTATCTCCGAGGCGATGACCTTTGCAGAGTCTGACAACGAGGAGGACTCTACCAAACCTAGGGAAGAGTCAAAGGACCTGGATGATTTCGACTATGCTGAAGGAGTCATCGATGACAAACTCAACAGTTGCATTTTCCGCAATGCTGTGCCAAATCTCACACGGTATGATGATTTTCTTTCCTCTGTAAAGGGTGATGCCCAGCTCCTGGCCAGGACACTACACCTACGAACTTTTAACGAGAGCAAGACCATTAAGGGGATGCGCTCAGGCAGACTGGATGACAACCGGATTGTTGAGGCAGTNCATGGNGTGAAAACTGTTTANACNCGTCACATTGAGAGAATTGACAAGAAGATGAACATGGTGTTGCTTATCGACGAGAGCGGTTCAATGGGTGACGGGGTAAAAGATGTCAACGCGGCGAAATCCGCCATTCTCCTAGAGCAGTGTTACAAGCTCTTCCCGATGGGACAACTCTTCATCTACGGATTTACCAGTGACCTTAGTGACGACGAGCCGTACTTTAACCGGATTATTCGTTATAAAGAGGGAAGCTTTACCGTGAAGGGGGGCTTGGGAGACGTAAGAGGCAGGTGCAACAACCGGGATGGTGAGTGCATTCGTGCAGTTGCCAACCGGGTGAGAACTTTTACTCAGGAGCCCATGCTCTACTTTGTTATCAGTGACGGGCAGCCTGCGGCCAGTGGCGCCTATGGTGGCGCTGCAGGTATCGCCGATACAGCCAGGGCTGTCAAGGAGGTCACTGCTAAGAAGTTCTTTCCGATTCAGATTGGAATTGGTGTGCACGAAAGTGTACAGAAAATGATGTTCACCGATTATGTGAATTACCGAGATAGCCGCCAGATGGTCGAAGACCTTCGTAAACTGCTTGTCAAGAAAGCACATAAGTTCATAGGAATCTAAAGGAAGTGGGGGGACTCCCCCACCCTTTTATCTAATTTTTAATTATGCAAAAACCGATTATTATCACATGTTTTACTTGCGGTTCTAAGGTGCACCAGTTTGATGATAATCAATTTGGCTGTGACGACTGCAAATCTATTTGGAGTTACGATGAGAGCACCACACCTCATGGATGGATAAGTAATCGAGACAAAAACGAACAATTCAAACACGTGAGTTACCCGCTATTACCTAAGCGACACAACCACAAATAAAGTTATCGAAATGAGTAAAATAGAGACTGAACTAAAGACTGAACCAGTCAAGATTGATATTCCCGTGCCTGTTCCTATTGTTCAGTTGCTACAAGTGAACAACGACTTCCTAAAGGATTTTATTAATCGACGGTACAACTATAAACAGAGGACAGAGTTGCAGGCCAGCGAATTGCGTTCCGTTTTGACAATCGAAGAGAATATGCCTGGTGAATGCCTAGTACGTTTTAGACTGCTAATAGAGTTATTGGCAAGTGACGAGATGATGGTATTATT